CAAACACGGTGCAGGAGCCTCAACATGAATGCAAAACCAACTGTATATATTGCTATGCCGTGCTATGACTCGGTGAAGATCAATACGATGCTGTCGGTCATTAAGTTAGTGCAGCAACTGGGTAAGAGTGGAATTGCAGTCGGGATTAATACCATGAAATCTCCTCTGATTCATCAGGCACGAAATTATCTCACTTCAGTTTTTCTAACGACCGAGTATCAGTATCTACTTTTTATCGACTCTGATGTTGAGTTCCAACCCGAGTCGGTTCTGAAAATGTTGGTTTCCAAGAAGCGCATTGTCTGTACACCGTATCGAGTAAAAGCGCCACAACTAGATAAACATATTTACACGGTTGAATTTAAAAATCCTAAAAACATTCCTATTATGCCTGGAGGATTGGTTGAACTTGAAGCAGGGCCCACGGGTCTGATGTTGATTGATCGTGTGGTCTTTGAAAGAATTATAAAAAATCATCCCGAATTAAAAATCAAAAATAAAGCAACACCGAGCGCGGACAAGAGTCATACGTTCTACTATAACTTCTTTGACTTTAGTTTTAAGGATGGTTACAGTACAGGAGAAGATATTTCTTTTTGTAAGTTAGCAAGAGAAAATGATTTCAGAATTTATGCGAACACAGAATCTACAACCCTGCACCACGGATCGTATGCGTGGGAAGGAAAGTTTGGAGACTCTTTAAATGGATGACACTATAAAAATATACAAGGAGTTCTATGAGCATGCGATGCATCTCTTGAACGATCATCAACAGTCCCCTGAACTCGTCGCAGGAACGATGATGGCGATTGCTCAGAGAATCTACAAGACTCAGTTGGATGATGACGAGTACGAGGAAATGATGGAAGTTATTAAAGACGCACCCGTTAAACCCTACACCCTCAAGAAAGTGAGGATCCAATGAGCTGGAGAGACGACGAAAAAGAATTTCAAGAACGACTAGAAAATGTCGTTCATCCCACGCGAGACCAAAACATGCGTGAACACTGGGACATGGAAGGAAATCTTCTAGGAGATTCTCAACGATTCAAATTTGAAGTCAAGGGACTGAAGCGATTCAACCGACGATTCGAAGAGGACCGAAATCTTCCTATTCAGGATGAAATGATGTTGATTGAATGGCGCAATGTTAATGGTGAGATGGGATGGATTCTGGGTGCATCAGACAGGATTGCTCAAAAAAGAAAAAAATACGCATGGCTCATTGTTCCGACCAAACCTTTGTGGGAGATGGTTAAGCCTAAACTGAATCAGGAAGATATTAATGCGAAGGCTACGGAGCCCTGGTCTTTTAAGAAAAAACCCTACGTCGTCTGTGATCGTTCCAAATATATTAATAAACGAACAGGAAAAAACAACGATGACCGCTTTGCCTGGGTGCCTTATGAAGATATTGAAATGCTGAAGGATATTAAAAAATTAGAAAAATGATTCCTGTTATTAGAAACGAAGATCATTATAACCAATTAAAAAAGGAGGTCACTATGCCAAAAAAGAAAAAAGCGAAGAAGAAGAAAAAAGCTAAAGCTAAGAAGAAAAAGAAAAGATAGTTTGAATGAAGAAATCAGACAGATATAATTATGTCCGTGTTCCGCGGTCCGATGAAGGGGATAGAACGTATGACGTGAAGGGGGTAGCCCTCCCCAGCGTCACGACTATTTTATCACGGACCAAGGACCAGGGCTTTCTTAGGAAATGGAAAGCTAGAGTTGGAGACTCTCAGGCTGAAGCGATTAAGAATCTCTCTTCAAAGCGAGGAACTTCCATGCACAAGTTTATTGAAGCTTATATTTTAGGTAAAGGCTACGAGGATCTCACAAGCTTGGGTCAACAAGCTAAGACCATGGCTACGAAGGTGATTGAGAGAGGTCTCACGCCTGTGGAAGAATACTACGGGAGTGAAGTCACGTTGTACTACCCTGGCCTTTATGCAGGGAGCACGGACCTTGTATGTGTTCATAATGAAATGGATACCATCATTGATTTTAAACAAGCAAACTCACCCAAACGTAAGGAATGGATTGATGACTATTATATGCAGATTGCAGCCTATGCCATGGCTCATGACTATATTCATGGCTCTATAATTCAACAAGGCATAATAATGGTATGTACTCCTGACCTATATTTGCAAGAATTCAGGTTTCAAGGGGCTGAATTAAGGTCCTGGAAACACAAATTTTTAAAAAGATTAGACGCTTATTATGAATTAATAAGAGATTACAAAGAAGAAGCACAAATTGATACAAGAGAACTACTAGCAGAATTCGAAGAGAATAAAATATCAAAGAACTGATGAAATACGTCGATGATTATATCATGGTACAAAATTTAATGCCCGTAGAGCTGTGTAAATCTTTAATTAGGGAGAACTCATTGCCCGAAAAGAAATGGTCCAAACATTCTTGGTCTAGTTATGATCAAGATGCTTCTCCTCAAAAGAAAGAATTAGATATTATCTATGCAACCAGGGAGCAATATAAAATGATAGAAAAATATCTACTAGAAGCAATACGAAAGTATCAACAGAAGTATTCTCAAGAGGAAGGACGAACTGGCAGTGTATGGATGAGACATATAAGTCCACTAAGATTTAATAGATATAAAGTTGGAACTCAAATGCAAACTCATTACGATCACATTCACACCCTATTCGATGGTAAATATAAAGGCATCCCCATTATATCCTTCATTGGTTTGCTTAATGATAACTACCAAGGTGGTGAATTTTTATGCAGAAAAAAAGAAATCAAACTGACACGGGGCGATATATTATTATTTCCATCTAATTTTATGTACCCACACAAAGTAAAAGAAATAACCAAGGGAATAAGATATTCTTTTGTAGGGTGGGGATTTTAATGAGAGTTGAACATCTTTTTCCTGACCCTGTTTATTTTTCTAACTTGGATAGAGCACTCACTAAAACAGAATTAAAAACCATTGCTCAATATAAAGAAAAAACTTCAAACAATATGGGAAATATGCGAACCCACGACAGTTATGTCTTAGAACATAAAACATTAAAGAATCTTAAAAAAGACCTCAATCAAAAGATTATTAATTATTTTAATGAAGTCATTTGTTGTGACAACACTATAACTCCTTACATTACTCAATCCTGGATTAACTACACCAAAGAAAATGAGTTTCATCATAAGCATGCCCATCCTAATTCTTATATTTCTGGAATTGTTTATATTAACGCTGATAAAGGAGTTGATAAAATTAATTTTTTTAAATCAGGCCAGAGTACATTTAGAGCCGCTGTGACTCAATTCAACATCTTTAATTCAACAACGGCAACTTACCCCATTCAAGGGGGAGATGTGCTTCTTTTCCCATCTTCTTTAGAACATGGAGTTGATATTAAAAAAGGAACTAATATTCGTACAAGTCTATCATTTAATGTCTTCTTTAAGGGATCCTTTGGAAGTAAAAAAGACTTAACTGAACTGATTATCGAATGAAAATTAAGGAGGATACATGAGAGAACCAGGAACCATAAGAGAAAGAATCTTTAATGCCCTGATTCAGAAGTACAAAGCAGATGGAGAGGCGGCTTTGGTCCAGATTGACGCTCTAATAAGAGGGGATGTCGTACCAGACCACTATAATCTAACTGGTGATATTGATAAATTACTGGCTAAAATTGCTTTTGCTGAAGAGAAGATGGCAACATTAAGGCGACATTACGGCACAAATTAGACATAAATATGTCTAAAATAAGGCACAACGTTTTATACATAGTACTGTCAGCCACGAAATTGATTTGAAAATATTTTTTTTTCAAATAGAGCGTAAAACGTCGAAATGAACGATTATCGTTGGTATATATAGCTAAATGTACGACGTTTTACAAAAACATAAAACGTATAAAACGTCGTGAATGGGGTGCGCGAGTCATAAATGTGTTTATGCCAACGTGTTTTGTGGTATTTAGTACTATATGCGCAGGAAAAAATCAAAATATAGGCATGTCGTGATTAATAAAAAGAAGTTTTACTTCTATAAAATTTCTTGGGTTGACATCACTGCGGATGGCGGGCATGCTACAGCTGATGAGTTCGATAAGTTCGAATGCTCTAGGATGGTGTCTTTTGGATATATCTACAAAAAGACTAAGAGATTCATTTGGACTTTTGCAAGTTATGACGCGAAGGATGAAGCTTATTCTGATAGGAATATCTTCCCTACAGGATGTATAACTGGACTCCAGAAATTAAATGTGGAATCCAGATAAATTATTTATTATTGGGATGGCAGTGTTTTTTCTGCTGGCTCTTTACTCTTTAACTTTAATTCCTCACTAGATGACTCAGGCTTTATTTCCTTTTTTATTTTTTCTGGTATTGGCTTTGCTTTTGGCTTGGGCAGCTTTTCATTGGGAGTGACATTTAAAATTGGTGCGTAATCGTCTAAAATTTGTTTCATTTTGTTCTCTAGTTCTTCTTCTGACATGTCTTCTAATTTCCCATGTTTTATTATTTTCCGTTCTATGTATAGTCCTCCTGCTTTGCCTCGATTCGTCTCAGCGTTCACAGCAGCAGAGAATGAGTTCTTCTTCAGAGCCATCTCCTTAATACGAGCTAGTTCAGCTACGTGAGTATCATAAGTGACTTTGTGTTTCTCTAATCTTTCTTCTTTGAGTTTACCTACGTATTGAACCACCAGCGGTGACAGTCTAGGATTAAGTAATTCCGACCCTTCTTGTCGGGATCTATCTTTGCTATACCCAGCGGCAGCCGCTGCTTCCCCTTGAGTCATAGGTCCATCTGGTCCACCGAATACTATAAACTCGGCGAATCTCATTTGCATTTCAGTTAATCTTTTAGGAACTCCCATGTTTGACAATTTAAGGTAACAATGATAAAAAGTCAATATGAAGAAAGAAAAAACCATACACGAATTATCGAAGGAATTTCCAGAAAAGACTTATAGGGAGTTAGAACTATATCGAGATGCCGATAGACAGGAAGAAGCACAACAGATTCCCCTGAGTGAATCCCAGAAGTCTCAGAAAGAGTTAGAACCTATCGATGGAGAAGAACAAGATAATCCTGAACTATTTAAGACAGAAATAGATTATCATCGCTATTGGAAAGATATGTATGAGAAGGAACACAAGCTTCGTCAGGAAGCTGAAACCGAAACTATCCTTGTTAAGGGTATAGGTATGAATTCACCTGAGATGAAAGATGCTAAGAAAACTATTGCAGAACTCAGAGCGACCACAGAAAGATTTGGCAGAGAGAATAATGATTTATATAATAGGATTGCTGATGCTCTTGAGGTCAATGAGTCACATCAAAAAATGAATGGAAAATTACAAGAAAGATTGACAGAGTTAGAGGAAGAGAATAAGAAGATCCACGCTAGACTGGACGAAAGAATCGACAGTATGCGAAAGTCAGGAATGTAATGAGAGTTAAAGACCTACAACAATATTTATCAAATTTTACTGCAGCAAATGCAACAGGCACCCGTCAAGGAAATGCTATTTCTAATGCAATTTTATTTGTTGAAGTCAATGGATACCTCCATGAGATTAGACGAATGGAAGTACATGAGCACGCTGTTCCGTATCTAGGTCATACTGGTTCCAGTCATAGACTTGTTATGAAAACTCAAAAAAAATCTCCCCTTATTCTTCCTACGAAGCTCAAAGATGACTACTAGTGTTCCCTCAAAAAACACATGGGCCCAGAAGCTAAATTATATAAAAAACTTAAGACCAAAACCCCTCGAATTATCTGGACACGTATTGAAAACCTTAGCTTACTCGGCTGCCCTGATCTATTGGGGTATAATACTTCTGGGCACTTTTTCACTGTTGAATTAAAAGTTACAAAGAAGAACAAACTCAAATTTTCACCACATCAAATTGCGTTCCATGTAGCGCATCCTAAGAATACTTTTATCTTAGCCGAGGCCCTTGGTCCGAGGTCCTCTAAACTTATTCATTTGTTCCGTGGTTCACGAATCAGGGAGCTTGTCGCTTGCGGCTTGAAGCTTGAAGCTTGTTGCTTGGGGCTTGACGCTTGCCGCTTGCTCTTCGAATCGCTTGAGGCTTGAGGCCTGTAGCCATTAGCCATGGCCCATGCTTCATGGTGCGGGTAAATTTTTTTCTTAGTGTTTGGGGTATGTGACATGTTTTACGTCTCTGGACCAGCAGCGTCTACAGCTCTTACACTGGTTCCCCTGCTTCGATGCGGGGCAGTCGCCGCCTTCATCAACGACCGTGGACCAATGGGTCCAGGCCTGACCAGGTGTGGTGTTGTTTTTTGCGTTGCTTAATCTTATTGTTAAGTTGTCTGGATATGAGCCCAGCGGCAGGTATCGACGCTCTTGAGTCGGCAGCCAGTGCATAGTGCCTGGTGTGTTATTACAAACTTCAAAGATCTTCTTGAGATGGTTCACGCTCTGGATGTCGCCTGAGTCGTGCCAGCGGAAGTGCTTCTTGCCCTTCAC